GCATCTCTAAATCCTTGTGCTGTTTCTTTTGCATCATCAATTCCTTTTTGTTTCCATTCTTCACCTAAATCATTAAGCTTAGCAAAATATAATTCTTGACTTATTAAGTTTTCTGCTAATTGTTTATCTAAGAATTCAGTACCAGCTTTTAATGATTTATCTGCTGCTGCTTCTTCTTTACTCTTTTTATAGTTCAACCAATCATCTTGTAACTTCTTATTATGTTCATTTAACTTAACTTGGTTCTCTATAGCCATTGTAAGTTCTTCATCAGATAGTTTTTCATAGTTAGCTATTCCAGCTTTTATTGCTTGTTCTTCTAACTTACCTCTAACTTGCCATGCTTTATATGCATTTTCTGCTTGAACCCTAGTCATATCTTCCCAACCCTTAACACCTGCATCAATATACTTTTGGGTTGATGTTTGCATTTCATTTTGACGATTGACAAGTTCCCTCATCTTATCATCACTTTCTTTATAGACGTTGTTTAGTTTTACTTGGGCTTCAATAACTTTTTTCTTACCTTCTTCATCATCTCTACTATTTGCAAGTTCTGCTTTTGCTAATGCTAATGCATCTTCTGCATTCTTTACTTTAAGGCCCATAAGATGTTCTTCTTGTCTTACAAGCTCATCTAAGGCAGCCATTCTTTCTTTGTTTGCAGTGCCTTCGTAATCTCTAGTCTTTAATAGAAGACTAGCCATGTCTCTTCTTATCTTAGATTCTGCTAATGCTAAATAGACAGTGTCCCACTCAAGTTTCTTTCTTAATGCTCCTATTCTAATACCTTCTTGTGTTTGGTCATTAAGTTTCTCCATTGCATCTGCCCCGGCTTCTAGAACCTTTTCAACATCAAGTCCAGTTGCCATTGCAACAGCGGCTTTACCAACATTAGCCATTTCCTTACCCATTTGTTGGAAGTACTTTTGAGCCTCTTCTCTAGCCTCATCATTGAATATACCTTTAATGGCTTTACCTAAACCTTGAAAACCATTTTTAAGTACTTGGAATGCAGCAACAAAGAAGTCTATCATGCCTTGGAACCTATTGACAAGGTTTTGCTTAATAAATTCCCACAGGTTTGCAATTGCCTCCTTTGGATTTTCAAAAGCATTAACAATTACTTCACCAAGTTTTATGAAAGCATCTTTTAAGAAAGATAAAAGACCTTCTATGAACCCCATTATTTTTGCAAACTTTTCAGCACCTTCTATTGAACCTTTGAAATAAGCAGAAAGTGCTTTAACAGCTAATGCTATTACTCCAATGATAATACCTATTGGACCCATTGCAACATTAAGTCCAGCAGCGGCAACACTTAATGATCTTAATCCACCTACGGCACCAGATGCAGCAGGACCAAGTGCAACTAAACTACCAGACATTTGTGATAGTGCTCCACCTGCAGTTTTAGACATGTTTTTGAAGTTAGAAGAAACCTTCTTTCCAACCATTAAAGTTTCATTCTGTAGTCCTTTTGCAGATCGACCAGCTTCTTTCAAGCCTTTCTTTAGTTCAGATGTTTGAGCATATAACCTTAGAGCAAGGTCTGTTAATATAGTAGCCATAATGTAGCTTTTATTTATATATTTATCTTCATTGGATAGATTTTATCTCATTTGCATTTAGCTTTTTACTTATGCTTGATTGTTTTATATTCTCTATTCTTTTTAACCAATCGTTAGGAGTTAATCCTTGTGGTTCCTCTTCTAGAATGTCATCATCAAGTTCTCTTTTATTGATTCTATCCCAAGGGAATGGTAAGTGTTGTGCCTTAAATCTTGTGTATGTTGGATTTTGTCCTTTCTTTGGATAAGAACAATATTGGTAATAGATAATCATTCTGGTTTGTTCCCATGTAGATTGATAATCATCCTTTCTTACATTAGCCCACGCATCATAACAAAAATGGAACTCCCTTGGTGTCATATTCCAGAAGAGTTCCATTTGTAAACCCATAGAGCCTACTGCAATTCCAAACAACTCATCTAGAGTTATTTTTTTTTACCTTGATCACCTTTTATTGCATTAGGAAATGAACCAGTTAGTATTTTATTAAAGTCAGGAAGAGTTTCATCTAACATGAATTCCATGTCCTCTCTTTTAAGAGTACATTCCTTGTCTTCTGCTTTACAACCTGCCACTAATGAATAATGAAGTAATATCTCTAAATTAGATATATCTTCTTCAAGAGTTTCAATTCCTTTTCCAGTTTCTAACTGGTACTGTTTTAATGCATAATAGGAGACCCTAAGAGGCCATTCAGTTCCTTTGTAAGTTAAATAATCCATAATGAGTTCGTTTATTTATATATTTATATATTCAAACTCACTATGGGTTTTGTTAAGAAGTGTTAAGAAGTGGTATTTTGTCCTAAGACTCCATCCCCTGCTAATTCACCTGAGAATGTTACAGGTGATCCTACTCCACCTTCCATAGAAATAGAAGTTAAGTAAGCTCCTCCTGACATATAGTTATTTGATGAAACATCTGGTAAGATGTAAATCAAAACTGATGCATCACTTGTAACAAGTGTGTTTACTAATTCATCATAACTAATTGCTCCGGCATCTAGTGTTGCAGATTGCATTCTAAGTCCTGAGAAAGAAACTGACCATCCATAAAGGTCTGGTACTTGTTGCTTAGCTCCTGAAGCAGTTAAACATGCAATCTCTATCATATCTTTAGTAACGGAAAGTGAAAAGTCTGTAGCACAGCCTAAAGTACTTCCGTCAATAACTATACTCATTGATTTTGAAAATAATGGTGTTGCCATAATATTATAGTTTTTATTTAAGTTTCAAGATATACACATTCAAACTCTAAAGCATTGGTGTATATATTTTTTTGTTGATCGAACCCTCCTTGGTCACTAGTAAAATAGATGTCCTGTATGTTACCACTTTCATGGTTATTTAAGTAATCTATTAAACGACTTGTAATGAGATCAATCTCAGTATTAGTGTCTCTTTGTATAACTACCACCGTAAATTGGTATGTCATAAAGATATTCTTAGAATTGATGCAATTTTGTTGTGCAGACTTTCTTTGGTCATACACAATCCATACATCATCATCTGTGTTTGCTAACCAGTTATCTATTAAGTTCTCATAATGGATTCCACCATCTGCATAAGCATTAAGTGAAGCATCATCAGTCATTACATCATATATTTCAGTTACAAAACTCATTTGTTTCTATTTATTCTTTTTACATCCTTTGCGGTAACCTTAACAAGATCCTCAGCATACTTAGTTTGAGCATCTTTTTGTATTTTGGAAGCTTCGGAATCAACTAATGATTCTATAATGTTCTTACCTTGTATCTTTCCTCTATATGCTCCAGCTTTAGTATATCGTTCCTTAGTACCTCTATCTAACCATCTTATTGGAAAGACATCTGAAATAGGTCCTACAACTACAGCATTAGGATGTTTTGCACCATCAACTAATGCGGCTCTAATAGAAATTCCTTTTGTAAGTCTTGAAGGAAATTGCAATCCTTTCATTGCTCTTTGCAATGGCTTAACTGCTTCCCTATTTGATTTCTTAAGCAAGTTATTGATTTGCTTTTCATCACCTAAAGTATTAAGAACTTTTAACAGTTCATCAAATCCTTCTAAACTTCCACTTATCGGTTCCATTAGTATTGTGTAGCCCTTTCCCAGACTATACATTTTAGTTTCATCCATTGCCTACGTCCTATATAGTCAATTCCTTCTATTTTATAGTAGTTGTTATTGTAAATGATTCTACATTTGTAATTGATTTCTTCATCATATCGTATAATGAAGTCATCTGTTGAAAAAGGTATTTGTCCTTGTGGATCATATTGAGTAACTGCAGTATTTTGAACCTTTTGAGCCCAAGTTTCTTTTAGGAACACATATGTTTCTTTAGGAGTACCAACTCTATTCGTAGTTGTAGATTCCTTTTCAATAACTAATTGCTTATTTAGTAATGACGCTAACATTAGAATGTAATATATCGGAATGAGTCAAGTAAATGCTCAAACGCTTTATTTTCACGAATACTACCCATAACATATGATTGTCTATCTATATCATAAAGGTCTCCTATTTTTACAAGGATTGCTTGTTGAATTAAGAATGGACACTCCCCATCATCAAATCCAGTTTTGTAATAAAGCATAATAGGTTCATCATCACTTAAACTAAATGAATTAGAAAACTCAACATTTGCATAATTGTAGAATATCTCGGTATGGTCAACCGCTAGGCTAGAACCTTTTAATGAAGCATCTGTAAAAGACATGAAGTTACCTTCCTGTATTTGTATTTCATCTCCACCATAAGTTCCATATATTGTTTGAACATTAGAAGTTTCTGCTATATCCTTTCCAATATATTGCTCCGCCTTTGCAGTTGCAGCATAAATAAGGTTTTGAATATAATCGTCATCTTCATGCCAATCATCCTCAACTCTCAAATGCCTTTTAGCTTCACTTAATGAAACCGGCCATGATAATTTTGTTTTAATAGGTATGGACATCTTGTTTAATCATTTTAATTGAGGGTAGCCCAATTACTACCCTCAAGTTTTTGTTTCTTATACTGCAGCAGAAACGTCATTAGTCCAGTTGACTGCAAGAACATTGGTAACACCAGTGTCTGCAAGTGCAACTGCAGTAAGAGCAATCTTACCAGCTTTTGCTAAGGTATAAGGGTCAACTATAATTTCAATTCCACCCCATTGTCCAACACAAGTTCTGGAGAAGTCTCCAAAATAAACTTTGTTAGTATTTGCAGCAGGAACACCATAAGCAGGATATCCATTAACAGTATTGTCTGTTCCCCAAATTGCAGGACCAGCGGTTGTACCTAAAGCAATCTTTTGCTTAAGATAACCTTTAACAGCAGGAGTTGTTACATATGCTCCAGCACCTATGTTAAGACCTCCAATAGAGCTCTCCATATTTACTAAGTCTCCAAATATAAGACCAGGAATAGTTACACCTACGTTTCTTCCATGAGCATCAGTTTGAATTGTGTCAAATAAGTCATAAGTGATAGCATTCCATAACCCGTTTACAAGGTTTTGAACAATACCATTGTAAATTGCAGGATTAGTTTGTGCAAGAGTTTCTTTAGTTATTGATTGAGCATGAGTAACTCTACGAGCAGCTAACACAAGGTCAACAACATTCATAGATGCATCAGCACCATCAGTATTTTCACCTGGGAATGTAGCATGGTCTTGAGCCATTGAAGGAACAACAAAGTTACCAGTTAATCCTGGGAAGAATGTTACACCTAATGTTCTTAAGAATGCTTCAGCAGGAGAAATAAGGATATCAAGGCTATTTGCAACAGTCTTGTTAATCACATCAGTATTAGAAGTTGTAAGCATAGGCTCAACTCTAAAACTTAATGGTCCGGTTCCTTCTATAGCACCTCTTAAGAACTCTTGGAATTGTTGGCCTAAAGGCTTAACTTCTTCATCAGTTCTTTCCTGTACTTCAGGAGTAACTTCTCTTTTTGCTAATTCGTCAGCTCTTTCAACAAGTTTGATGTCCTTATCAAGAACTTCAATCTTTGTGCCAATTTCTTGGGCTTCTGAACGTAATTCATCAGTCATTTCTTCTTTTGACATAATGTTGTTATATCTAAGAGTCAACTGAGTTCTTTCGTCTTTCAAATCATTTAGTTTTTTCATTTTATTGAATTTTATTTTACTTTAATTTTAGGAATTTGTAATCCCTTTTATCTATTTTAATCGGTTCTTCTTCCCTTTCTTCAACTTCAGGAGTTTCAGGTTTTTCAATTTCTTCTTCATCATCCCTTGCACTAACCTCAGTTTCTGCATAGGCTGGAAAAGTAACTGCTGAAACATCCCTTAATCTCTCAACATTAGTTATAGTAACTAAGTCTGCATTGTCACCTTCAATAGGTTCTTGACGATATCCATCTTTAGATGGCATGAATGCAAATGAGTTTTGGAAGATATCACCTCGTTTAACTAAGCTATACACATCGTTTGCATAACTTGTATCCGGGAGTACAGCCCTAAAGAACAATCCAGTTTCGTCTGAGGTAAGTTGTAATGTTCCATTAGTTGTTCTTGCCATAACTAAAGAATTGTCATGGTTAAAGTTCAACACAACATCAAGGTCATCTCTTTTCAAGACATTATCGAAAGCTCCTCTCTCAATAGTCTCGTAAAATGAATTGTAAAGTAATTTTGAGCGTACATTGTATAGAGCAGCATATCCTTCTAAAATCTTCTCATCATTCTCTTCTATTGCTCTAAATTGAAGGTCCTTTACTTCATAAACCCTCTCTTGTAATTTGTTATATTGCTTCATAACTATAGTGTTATTTTTATATTTATTCATTAGTACTTGCATCAATAGGTTCTTCCTCATCCATAGGTTCATCTTCACCACCATCTCTATCTTCAATAGGAAGTGTTTGAGAACTCATATAGTGTTTGTCTCCTTCTGGGAATGTAGGTAATCCTTCTAATAAAGCAATTTGGTTAGGAGTCATAACACCTAAATCTTGCATTGTTTTATAGTAAGCACTTCTTGTTGCAACATCAAGTTCCATCATTGCTTGTGTAACAAACTCAATTGACTTTCCACCTTTTCTTTCAGCAGTTGTAAGCAACTTCATCTCCAACTCTTGTCTGTACATTCTAGCAATTGCACTTATTGTATTTACTCTATAGTTCAATTGTGATTGTTCTACATTGTTATATTTAGAATATTCATAAACACCAACCATATCAGGTGGAACACCATAGAATGCTGCAATTTGAGTTGTATCAAACTTAGATGACTCAATAAACTTAGCGTCTACTGGATCTAATGTAAGTTCTTGTATTTCTGTAAAAGGAGGAAGCTTAATAATTTCACCTGCATTGGCTGGTCCTACGTTATGAGATTTGAATGAGGACATTGACTCAGCAAACTGCTTCTGGAATTGAGCGTCCGGAATAAGTGATTTTAACACTTTAGGTGAAAAGGCATTGTTTTCATAGAAACTATCTACTGTATTCTTTGACTTCCATAATGTAGATAGATTTAGCCTTTGTGATTCAATTGGGTTTATACCCCAAATAGAGTTTTTAGTTATCATTTTGAAATGCAACATATCCTGAGCATTGACAACTATTTCTTTCGTTTCATCCTTTGATGTTCTTTGATAAACAATGTAATAGAGTTGGCCTCTTACTTTTTTGTAACCACCAACCATATTAGAAGGAATAAATTCTAGTGATTGTGCTTTACCTGTT